AGCGAGAACAGAACCATCTTTGCAAACCAGCCGAGCAGGCCAAGGTCTGTCACGTCGACAAACACCACGCCCTCGCACCGCTCTGGTTGATCGGTCAGGCACACCATCACATGCGGGCGCATCAGATGGCGCGACACCATGTTGCGCAGCTTTGTGACGTATTCCATGCCGTAGAGAGAACCGGTGCGGACACAGGCGACGATCAATTCACTTTCCGGCATCATGTTCTGCAAACCAGCCCAGCAATCGGTCGGCCACCTTATCCCAAGTCTGTTTGCGCGCCAGTGCCTTTGACTTCTCGATGTCGATCTGACTGAGGATCACGCTCCACGGTGCGCGTGTGCCTTCGTACTGCACATGCCGCACAGTATCGAGCCGGTCCTGATAGATCAGCCCGCACGGCGACGTGATCAGCGCCCCGCAATACGCCAGTTCAAGACAGGTCAGGCCGACGCTTTCCTTGTGCGTTGCCATGTAGACGGTTGTCTTGCGATACTCTGTGGCGATGTCTTCGAACGGAATGTGCTGCCGGTCAAATGATTTGAACTGCACGTTATTGATGTCGATGTCCTCTGCGCCGCCATTCACCAGCCGCCGCAACCGGATCGAGCGATAGCGTTCCTGCCAGCCGCCGCACTGTGCGAACATCGCCGCATCCAGCGTCACGCCCTCGGTCACGTCAGGCTGCCCGCTCTTGTAGTACGGATGATCGATCAGGATGCGAAGCTCGCCTTGCTTCTGCTCGGGGTACAGCAACTCGGCATCAGCCGCCCAGCCGATGTAGTGGTTGCGGTCGGCGTAACGCTCCCAGCTTTTCGTGCGCAGCGCGTCGTCACGAAACATGAAATTGCAATCGACACCGATCATGTGTTCGGACAACCAATCGTGCACGAGGCCATCGTGCATCTGCGTGACCTTGCCCCTGACCTTGGTGCCGATGATCGAGGCGCAGCCGACCGGCTGGTGCGTGAACCAGCGCAGGCCCAGCGCCAGCACATGGTCGGCCCCGGCAGGGTCAACATCCCTGAGATAATTCAGCGGGTCTTTGTGCTTGCCGTCGATGAAATGCAGGTCAACGCCGCGCGCCCGCAACTCGCGCATCAGATAGAACGCCTGTACCCCGGTGAAGTTTTTCACCTTGCGCCGGTCGCGGATGTCAGGGCCGATTACCATCAGCTTCATGTGCCGCAGCTTTCCAGTTGCGCCCGCCACTCGTTGGCAAACTCACAGCACTCATAGCCGGGGATGTTCGGTGTTCCTGTCGTGAAGTGGACCAGCTTGGCCTTCGGATTTGGCGGCACTTCCCCGACAAGGTGGTTCCACGCCGGGTCAAGCTCACCGATGTCATTGTCGCCCAGCCACGTGAACTGGTGCAGCCACAGTCCGCGTTCGCGGTTGACGACATCCGGTGTCAGCAGGCGTGTGCGCGGGTGATCACAATTCCACGCCACCACGCTCGACCAGTTCTTTCGTGCATAGGAGGTCTGTATCTGACCATCCATCTTGACCATGCTGTTCGGCTGGTGATTGTGCTTCACCACCATACAGGCTTTGCTGCGGTCGCATTGCACCAGCAATTCGGTCAGACTGACCCGCGCCATGACATCGGCATCGACGAAGATCGCCCAGCCGCGCTTTGCCAGATACGGCACGAGGAAGCGGCTGATGGCAAACTCGGTCGCCATCGGCGCACCGCTGATGACATCCCACAGCCGCCCCTCGCGCACCTCTGTTGGCCTACTGTACAGGCCGCGCGTCCGCAGTTCATTGAGGACCAGCCCCTTGATCGGCACCGGCCTGACCAGCCGTGTACGGATGCTGCGCAGGGCAACGGCGAAGCCGACTGTCTCTGCTGGCCTCGGGTCGAAGCCAACCCAGATCGAAGGGGTGGCCTCGGGTGCGGGCACTCAGTTGGCTCCGTTACTGCGGACGTACTCTACGCCTTCCTCCAGCGTCATCTTTTCAAAGCAGGTGATGTGCGAGGTCGGACAGGCGTTGATGACGCTGATGCGATGCTCGGTGATATACGGCAGGTACGTGTCGAAGTGCTTCGACCATTCCAGCCAGTTCGCCGCACTCTGGTGCATCTTGCGAACGTAGTGCTGATCGTTGTGGCGGAACGCCTTGCCCTCGACCATGTGCTGCACGGCGACACCGGGATCGTAGTCGAAGCCGAACAACACGATGTCTTTGGCCCGCTTGTGCAAGGCAACCTGCAACGCGCCATAGCCTGACGTGCCGCCGCCGAAGATTTCGCCGGGGTCTTCCGAAATGCCTTCACCGGTCAGTCGCCGCAGAAAGGTGACGTTCTCCGATGGTGGCGGCCCGGTCTTGTCGATCTGCTCGACCGGCACCGCCCAATAAACGCGGCTCTGCACATTCGCCAGCTTGTCGCGCCAATCCATGTAGCGCGGCATGTCGAGGCCGAAGCCTGCGTCGGCCCACGGGATGTCGAAGATCGATCCCTTGACCGCCAGCACGTGTGCGCCGCGCAACTGCTCAAAGTCAAAACCGGCCAGCGACGTGCCGCCGCCGACAATCGCCACCGGCCTGTCATCCCAGAATGGTTCCTTGATTTGCCCGTAGAACTGCATTGTCCACCTCATGTTAAAGGCGCGCACCATCCCACAACGGTGCGCGCCCTACCATCCCTCGGCCAACTACTTCCGCTTCGATGGCGTCACGGTCGGCTTCTGCGGCTTGAGAATGACAATCGTCTCCCAGCCGTTGTCCGGCGTCCAGATGCAAGTGACTTTCATCTTCTCGCCATCAACCGTGACCTCTGGCGGGATAACAATCGGCGGCGTCGGGCGTGGGTCGCCCGGTCCCCAGATGTACACCGGCAACCAATCGCCTGACCCTACCGGCAGGCTATTGTCGGGGTGCGGTTGATCCCCCGGCAGATCATGATCGGGCCTTGGCTGCGCTCCCGGCAGCGTGTGGTCTGGATGTGGTTGATCACCCGGCAGCGCATTGTCGGGATAGACCGGAACACCGGGCGGAAGCGGGTAGTAAATCGGATGCTCGGGGTGTGGCAGTTCACCGGGCAGCGTGTGGTCTGGCCGTGGCGGCGCACCTCCCGTTGGCGGTTGCGGCTGCGGTGGCGTCGGCCCCGGCGACGGTCGTGGCGGCGGCGAGGCGCTGCTGAGTGGGATGATCATCGCATTGATGACGGTCTTACCTTGAGCCATTCGAAATCCTCCTGTTGGGTTGGTCGCGCCTGTCCTCTAGCACGTCTCCATTACGTTGCGATGGCTGTGTCGACGCCACGGTTGTATTGCAGACGGAACTGCGCCAGCACGGCGAAAATTCTCAATTGATTGATGAGGTCTGGCGGGTAGAGAACGTTGACGCGGTTTGGATCGTTTGGGTCGCGCTCGACAATCAGGTTTGCCTTGAAGGCCGTTGCGTTCTCCACGCGGCCCAAGAACTCATCGAAGCGGTACTGCGCAATGAGTTCTGCCTTGATGATCTTCGGCGTCACCACCGCCTGACCGGCACCAAAGCGGGTGCCGTCATCAGCCAGCTTGTGGCGCGGATACTTCGTTGTGATCGCATAGCGTTGCGAGCGGAACAGCGCGGCCAGTGTGGCGAGTGTCGGGACTAGTTCGTATGCGTCGTCACCCTGTCCGTACAGGTTCTTCTGGTAAGTCGTGCTTTCCCGTTTGATCGACGGGACGCCATCGGCATTGATCGCCTGCGTGGCAAGCCCGACCCACGACAGATCGTTCATGTGCCGCATGGTGAACCGCTGATGTCGTGGTGCGGGCAAGCACCCCTCCATCGGCAGTGTCTGCAATGGTCGCGCAGGATCATTGACCAGAGCACGTGCCGCCTTTGCAGCGTAGGCAGCGGCCCAGCACCATGACGGCGTTGGCGAGTTTGCTTCCACCGCCATGATCGACATGACGCCTGAGTTGTTGTTCGGGCCGTACACCAGCAGATCGTCATAACCGCGCGGATCGCCGCTCGTGGCGATGCCATGCCGCGCCGCGAACACGTGCCCGTAAAGCTGGCGCATCCAGCCCCAGCGTCCGGTGTCGCTGAAGCCGTACTCGCTCTCGATGGCCATGAGCGCGTTGCTGTCGGTAAAGCCCATTGCGACGTATTCGTAAGCCTCGTCGCCCATGTTGAGGATGGCCTGCGCAATGTCCGGCGTCCCGGTGCCGCCCGCCAGCTTGTTCGACGCCAGATCGATGCCCAGACCAATCGGCACTTGCTCTGCCGCCAGCGCCCCGCCGTAGGCAAAGCGGATGTCGATGTCGTTGCCGACAGCGCCCTTGAAGCGCGCGGTCAGCGTCACCGCCGGATCGCCGGTCGCGGTTTGCGATGCAATCACCGGCATCGACAGGTCTTTGCTGATCGCATTGACGATGTTATTGGCGACAATGCCGGGGTCTTCGCCAACCTGCACCAGCACCGGCACCATGCGCCCGCCGATGTAGACCGGCAGCGTACCCGCCGCCGTGGCCGGTGCGGTAATGGTGAAGGAGCCTGTCGCCGCCACGCCGGATGCTGGCTCGGCAATGCCGATGCCCCACAGTTCCTGCGCGAAGTTGTTCTTGAAAAAGAACTCGGCCATCCCGTCAAGCTGCGAGCCGTAACCGAATTGCAGGCGGGCGTCGGCTTGCGATGCAATCGGCACCGGCACGTCAGGCGGTGCGGTGCCGTCTGCGCCCATGTAACCGATCAGCAGTGACGGGAGCCGCGTGCGCGGATAGCCTGCCATTGAAGGATCGACTTCCACCCAATAAAGCGGCATCCGCCAGTTGGCGGGGATTTGATTGAACGACACGGGCATTGTCAGTGTCTCCTTCTACGGCCAGAGGTGATTGGCATCATGTGCCTGTCTCGATGTCGTAGACGCGGTCGAGTTGCGGCGTGCCGCTGTCGACGTGCGCCTTGTCGGGATATTGCGTGGTGATGTGGATCGTCTCCAGCCAATCCGGCACCACAGGCGGCCAGTAGCTGGTGAAGTCGAACACCATCTCCACGCGGATTTCGAATAGCGTTGTCTCGCCAACCTTGGCGTACTGCGCGATGCGGTCCATCGCCGGGATGCCTTCGGCCAGCTTGACGAACTTTGCGCTGGTCAACAGCAGGTCATCGATTTCCGACATCGTCTGCTCAAGCTGGTAGAGCTTGTTCTGGTCTTCGGTTTCAGCGTGGATCGCGCCAGACAGACCAATCGTCAGTTGATGCTTGAAGCGCGGCTCGGCCTGATTTGCTTGTCCGTCCTCCGTGCGCCGTTCGCGCAGGATGTGAATGGCAAGGATCGGCAGGTCTTGCGGCGTCACCTGCAACAGCGGCGTGTTGCGATAGGTCTTGAAGCGCGTGCCGAAGTAGGCCACGCACATGTCGTAGGCGGCCTTCTGGATGTTGAGAGCGTAGCTGCTCATGGTGCTGTGTCACCCGTATCGGGCGGCTCCTGCGTGCGCAGCAACAGGTCACAGCCGCCCTGTCCATCATCGTCAACATCACCGACCCAGAACTTGAAACCAAACGCCCAATGATTTTGCTGCGTGATTTCGATCAGGTCGCCGCGATCCGGCGTGACATCGAAGTCCTTGTGGCGAACGCCCAGCTTTGTCTGCTGGTCGGAAAAGATCGTGTCGTCCTGCATGACCACATCAAGCGCCGTCGATGAAAACACACCGAAGTTGTCATAGGCAGGTGCTCCCGGCTGCGTCACCAGCGGCGTCACCCGAATGGCGATCTTGAAGATGTCGCCTGCGGTTTGCAGCACCAGCGTGTCGAAGTCGATCATTGCCGGTCCTTAAAGAGGGCCGCATTTGCGCGGCCCAAGTCTTGGGGGGAGTTCTTTATCGCCGCCCGCGTCCACGACCGGTTGTCGCTTCCTCGGCCTCGCCTTCGCCTTCGTGCGCGATCTGTCGGCGGTCGTTACCTTCAATCGCTTTGCCTTCGCTGTCGTACTCGACCATCAACGGCGCGGTGCCATCGATTGTCGCGCGTTGCAGCGCCGCAGGCTTGGTGCACATGTTGAGCGCATTCATCTGCGTGTCGAAGTTGATGCCCTTGTCGTTCGGCATCGGATACTGCTTGACGTAACGCGGCAGACCCATCGTGTTGACCGTCTCGATGTAGTCGGCAGGCGCATAGAAAGTCTTGAACAGGTCGGGCGTGCCGGTCGGATAGATGTACGCCGCGTTGTTCTCGACCATCGGCGTGGTGCCGACATAGCCG